GCGCACGAGTGATGGTGAGGGTGTCAGTAGCAACAGCCGTCACTCGGACGATTTCGGCGTTAGTCGAAAGGGGTTGTACGCCAGAGGGCCAGATGGTTGCGTCGAACGGAGCCGCAGGGAACAGCGCCCCTTGCCCAGCCGTGACCACCAGAGACGTGCCGGACGTGGCCGGTGAGGGTGGGGTAGCGACGAGCGAGTAGGCGAAGTTCTTTAGGGCGTCCACGGGTTAGTCCTCTTTAGGCGTTTCGGGCAGGGTGTAAGTTGCTACGGCAGTAGCGTTAAAGGTCTGCTCGTCAGGCATTAGGAAATTGACAGCGTGACCGCGCCAGTGGCGAAATTGACTGAGATACCGCTAGGAAGCGATCCGGTCAGACCAGTGGTGGTACCACCGCCGAGGTAGGTACCAGAAGTAGATGCAGTCCACACGCCAAAGTAGCCAAGACCACCCGCAGCGGCAGGCAGGCTGGTGAACGTAATGGATGCCGTGTTGGACTCCGAGCCAGCAGAGGCAGAGGTGAACACGATGGCCTGACGTGCGTATGAGCCACCAGAGATTTCGTTCGCACCGTTCTGGGCGGGGTCGCCTGAGTGCAGAGAGAGGTAGTAGGTGGTACCTGGTACAAAGACACTGGAGAGTGCTGTGTTCTCTGATGCTACCGATAGACGTGCCATGATTGCTCCTTAAAGGACGGATTCGCCCTTGCTAATAGCGCCTTGAATTTCATCAAGTTGCTTACCGAGTTTTGTGTCGCCGCGGAGTGTGGTGTTCGTTTCCACTTCCCATTTAGAGTCAGCGCGGGCTTCAAGCCGAGCTGCGCCCTTGACGGACTTGGGCTGTAATCCGTTCTTGCGTAGGCGCCGGTAGGCTTCCACGTCTTTGTGCATTACCGCAGTATCCTTCTCGATACGTGCGGCTTCTGAGCGGGTAGGCATTGCCGAAGAAGCAAAGCCAACTGATGCGACCTTGCACCCGAAGCAGTCGGGGATACAAAGTCCTATTCCGTGAGGGATTGCGGTCATGCTATACAAGATCCATATCCAGCAGCCGTAAGCGCATTGGCTTCAGGCTGAGAAACCACTGTTGGTCCTAAGTACACTTTAGTAACGTAAGGGTCCTGAGATACGGTGGTTTTTACTTGCTCAAATGGGTATTTGGTGTAGTCCACGTAGTACGAGGTGGAGTACGGCGCAGACGGATCGTAAGGGTTGTACGGATACGGGATGTTCGTATTCGTGTTGGCAATAACGCCACCGCTGGGGTCAAGGCCATTGGGCGTGTCCTGCACAAACGTACCGTCGCTCAACGCAAAGACAGCAATGTACCGCTTGCGATTGGGGAAGTACCTAAACAAACGATTCCCCAGCCCACCTGCGAAGGGCAGGATGGGTGGGTTATCGTATGCAACTGGTGGGGTGAACGTTTGTAGCGTTGTCACCCAGGACTACTTTCGGCCTTGTGCCCCTAGGCGCAGAGCTGATTCAGTGTCCGTAAGTCCACGACCACCAGTGGTCTGAACTTCTGGGCGTGGCGCAGTAGCATTGCCGACAGGCTTGTTCACGCGGTCAACGCCCATCTGCATCTGCTCAAGCAGAGTAGTAGGGCGCATATCCACGACGAAACCATCGCGGTTGGCGTCAACGCTGTAAACGGGGTCAAAACGGCTAGGCATTAGATGTCCTCTCGAACCTTGAAGGGCACCACTTCTGGCTGGATAGTCGCAGGTGCGTACTGAATCTCAGTGATGCCAGTGATCATTGGGGCCATGAAGCCATCGCGGTTTGTGTTCGCTTCCATGCCACGGTTGGACGGACCAGTCGTGGTGGTGGAAGTCACGGGCGTTGGGATGATGCCAGTGTCAATGGTGTTAGGCGCGGTGCTACGAAGGTCGTATTCCGAAATCTGCTTAAAGGCAGCGCGTGATTCCATTACATCCACCTCGCATCGGTCATGTCGCAGTTCCCGCAGTAGCAGGGGTCTGAGGTTTCGCCCTTAACGGCTGATGCGTTGTTTGCCTTAGCAGCAGCAACGCGGTCAAACGAGCGACCTGGGATTTGTCCCGCAGAGTCAAGGCCACGAGTGAGGCCGAGGCCAGTAGGTACAGTCATTGGTACTCCTAGTTTTTAGGTAATTCTTCCGATGTGAATTGGTCGGAGATGGGGACGAGTACACCATTACGGTCAGTCAGTCGACCACATACAAGACAGTGGATTTCATCAATCCCTGCCTGTACGTCGCGTGAGCGACAGGCGGCGCAACTAAAAGGCCATGGCATACTCGTCCCCTACCCTAACTAGTTGATGACACCAGACGAGTTGATGTTCTCGCCAAGGTCAACAGCAGGAGTGAACGTTGAGGCTGCGTTCAGCGTGTAGCTGACGTCAGTGTCCAGCAACGAGGCCGACTCAATGCGGATGATTGATGCCTGACGGAAGATGCTGTACGCACCCAGCCAGTACCAACCCAGCGGCACGTAGCGGCGCAGGCGGTCGGTGATGGGACCAGGAACAACGTGTGGGAACGCGCCGTTTCCGTCAATCATCGAGTACGCCTTAGCAAGAGCCTGGCGACCGAGGATCATCGTACCGTAGACGTTAGGTGAACCAACGATGTTGGACATCAGAACCGTACCCGTGGTAACAGTACCCGTACCAGTCGTGGTGAACGTGCCAGCGCCGGTGTTAACCGAAGCGACAGTCACAACGCCAGTAACGGTAGCACCGCTTGACGAGAGAACAGCACCGACCTGCGGAGCAGCACCCGTGTACGAACCGACACCCGTGACCGATGAGGTCTGAGCCGTGGTGATGGTGTAGGTACCAGCTGACGTGGTGCCACCTGAACCCTGGAAGATTGGAGCGCGAGGCGTTTCAATCCAACGGACACCTTCGAAGGCACCCAGTTCACCAGTCCAGATTTCACCTGGCTGAGCGTACACGTGTGGGGCACGCCAACCCTGGATGTTCGAGCCAGAGATGTTCTCGCCCTGAAGGTCAGCAACGATGTCGGGGTGGACGTAACCAACGTACATACCGCCGAACGTAGGCACGTTCTGGGCACGCAGACGGGCACGAGCAACACGGATGTCGAGAGCCGAGATGGTGTTGTTAGCCTTGGTGATACCAGCGCGGGTGGTCACCGAGGTCTGGAGCGTCGTGTTGCCCAAGCCCGATGCGTACTGAACGTTGGTGCCCTGGTCAAGTGCGGAACGAGCAATCGTGTCCAACGAAACACCAGCGTTGTAACCAACCACGTTGGCAACTACTGGGTCAATGTCCACGAACGAGGTGCCACGCAACTTGGCGGTGGTGAGTACGGCGTTACCGTATTCGGCCAAGGTCAGAGTTACCTGTGAGTCGGAGAGTGCAACGGTAGCCACGTCGCTGCTCTCGGACAGGGCCGAGGACGAGATGGGCAGGTCGTTAACAATCGTGAACGTTACTGAAGCACCAGGCATCGACTGTGCGGTGGGCTGGACGTCAGCAGCGGCGTCAAAGTACAGCTCAGGACGAAGGGCGAAGTACGCCAGTCGGTCGTATGCTGCCTTTGAGAAATCAAGCGTGCCTGAGCCGGTGTAGGCGTCAGTACCCGCTACGTTGCCAAATTCATTGGCCATGGTGGGTTCCTTTCAAGGAGATTGTGAAAGGCTTAGAACATACCCGTTGTGGTGACGCCGACCTTACGGCCTACTTCACCGGATGCGATTCGCATGACTTCCTCGACGCTTGAGGCGTTGGCCAAAGCAGCGTAGTACTCCTGAGTCGGGTCTGGTGTAGCACCAACCGATCCAATAGTCGCACCCTGCGCTCGACGCAATGCTTCGAGTTCGATGTCACTCGATGGTGTTGCCTGCTGAGCGGGAACTTCCAAAATGCCGTACTCACGGGCCTTTTCGCGGATTGCGTCTAGGTCTGCTTCGCCACGGTACGCGTCACGGAAAAGATTTCCGAGAGGCGAGTCTGGGATTCCTGCCTTCGCCAGCAATACTTCACGCTTCTGATTCTCAAGTTCCTGGCGCATCTGCTCCAGTTCCTTACGAGCCTTTTCTGCTTCTCGCAGCTGCTTCCGAATATTCGGGTCTAGCGGCTGGTTCTGCGGCTCTTCGTCAAATTCGTCATCGTATGCCATGCAATCGCTCCTTGCGGGTACGCACTTTGCCAGAGGTTAACAAAGCGGAAATTCGGTTAATGCACGCTGGTACGCACTAGGGTTGTGCAACCCCTAGCGGGTTAGGGACCAGCGCACCTGCGGCCAGACAGGGCCAATCACCTACTTAGATTGTACATTGCAACTAAGTATTTGTTACGCTACTAGGTTCGCGCTGAACCAAGTCCGATAACACCCTTAGCGCTCTCGGCGTAGCCACCACCCTTTTCAAACGGGGCGACCTTTGCTTCTTCGGCACGAGCCACCTGCGTCTGGGCGGCGGTCTGGTTGATGCCACCGAAGCCTGCGAGCTGGGAAGCCAAGAGAGTGTTCGTGTCGACAGTCGGAGTGTTCTGACCAGGCAGAGTCTTGGTCAAGCCAACGTCACGGCTAGCGGCGAGTTCAGCGTTCTCGATCTGACCGATGCCGTAGCCAAGTCCTTGATTGCCCGCAGTTCCCGCCATCTTCGCCATTTGTGCCAACTGCTCGGCACCCTTGAACGACAGACCGCCAAGACCGACACGCTGGGCGTAGTCCTGTACGTCTGCGGTAGCCACGGCACGCTGGAGATCGGGCAAAGCTTCCTTTGGATTAGCCCACCACGCAAACAGGTGGTTTGTGTCAACGTTGAACTCACGCTTGAGCAAGTCCTTTACGTTCTGGTCGGCGTTGTCAACCTGAGCCGCAATGTCCTGTACTCGCTTGTTGAACTCGGCGGCAGATACGTTGCCTTTCAGGATTTCGCCAATCTGGGCTTGGCTAGGGGTGAAACCGCCATACTGCTGAGCCGCGCCCATAACCGCTTGACTGTACGAGCGGTACTCGTTCTCGGTCATCTTGATGTGACCTGGCACAGCGTTGTATTCGGCAAGACCAGCAAAGGCTTTCCGGTACGTTTCGGTTGAACGTATGTTGTTCATCACTTCGTTCAGGTTGGTCATGCCCGACTTGACCGCATCAGTAATTACTTTCTCTACTTCAGGGGTGTCAATGTTCCACTGAATGAGGTAGTTCTGGGCGTTCGCCATTGCCGAGTAAATGGCTGACTGGCTCTGTCCCAGAAGCACCGGCTGGTCGGCCTGCGTCTGGGCGTTCTTGTAGTACGAGATTACCTTCGTGTTGTCGGCGTTGATTGCCAACTGCGACAGAAGCGGGATGTCCAGCTTGGACACTTCACCCTTGTCGGCCACCAGCGCAGGCAAAACCATAGCGGCGCGAGCGGAGAGGTTGGCACCCAGCGACTTGTCATCAAGGCCCATTACCGCATACAGGTTGGTAAGGGCATTGGGGTCTAGGCTGTCGGTGGCATCCTTAAACGCCGTGAGGGTAAGTTCGCCAGTGCTGGTGAGCGGGATTGAGATTTTCTGCCCAGCGTGGGAACCGAAATACTTCTTGTCATTGGGGATAACAAGGGTAAGCGAATTGGCAGATGCGCTTACGTTGCCGAGGTTAGTAAGATTACCTAAGCCAGCGCCAAAGACTGAACCAACGCCTGCGCCAAGTCCGGCGCCTGAACCAGTAGTACCTGTTGACATTATTTGCCTCCAAATGCTTCGTGAATACGCTGAAGCATCGCCTGACGCTCAGCCTGTCCTTGCTCGGACTGCATCCAGCCGAACGAGGGGTCAGTCTTTAAGTGGCCGGTCCATTGGCTTAGGCTCATAGGTGCTGGCCGTCCGGTCTGCGGATCGATGTTGCCCTCAAGTGCCATACGTGCCTTGGGGTCGGTCTGGAAGTTAGGCTCAAAGTTGTCGCCCATGACCTGCTTGGCAACCTGTCGGTACGGCTCCAGCAAGGCTGACGTGGGGATGCCCGCTTTAAGTTGTGGCGCAAACGTGGGGTACAAGCCCTGTGCGGCAGTCTGTAGGTATTGCTGGAACGCATTGGCACGTTCTGGCGTAACCTCTCCGTCGCCGGAGATTTGCTTGATTGCGCTGTCCGTCATTGGCACGTGCCAGAGGTCAGCCATCTCACGCAGGTTGGGCGTGGGGGCTGGCGCTGGTGCTTCTACCGGCGTTGCTTCTGGTGCTGGGGTGGTGGGTGCTTCACTCATTATTTACCTGGCATTGTCCTTAGTATTTCAAGAAACTTCTGAACTTGTGGTGAGTACACGGGCGAGCCGTCTTTGTTCTTGGCGTTCATCTCGGCGGTGCAGTTGTTGTACCAAGACTGCTCAATGTCGTAGGCGGCGGTTCCCTTGTTGGCAGAGTAGTCGGCCAGTGCGCTCTTGTAAGCGTAGGCGATGTAAGCAAACTGCTCACGCTGCTGTCGGCCACCAAAAGCCGAGTCGCCGTACTCGGAGACTGGGACAAACGCGCCATTAACAAACGTACCAGCGGTCTTGATTACTTCGTCTGCCGTAGCGTTGTCAACTGCCTTCTTGCCGTCCTCACCCGATCCGTAGTACGCACCGAAGATAGGGTTCTCGATGTGCATATAGGTGTTCAGGATTTTGGTACGAATCTTGTAGTTCTGGTAGCTGGTGTCAGGGAACTGCGCCAGCAGGTCGTTGTACAAGAAGTCATCGCCCAGAATCTGTAGGGTTCGTTTGTCAAACTCTGGCGTGGTCAGCGAGGTGCGGAGTTGGTTCTGCTTCTCAAATGCGGCAGCGGCACCGGAATACTTGCCGGTTGAATAACTGTAGATTGCCGACGCCAATGGCGCATCGCTCATCAACTGGGAGTTGTTCTGAATCCATTGCTGGGTGTGCTGGGTAACGGAGAAACCAGGACCAACTACACCTTGGCTTTCTTGTGCGGGGCTGGCGTTGATGGTCTGCGAGATGATGTCAAAGGCGTGCGTTGGATACTTCTCGGTGTAAAGGTTGAGTGCCTCAGTTGCCGTGTACTTGGGGTTTCCATCTGGCAACTTCTCGTCAAGCAACTTCTGGTACTCAGGTTCCTTAGAGAACGTGTCTTGGATAGTGACAGTGAACGGCGATCCGAGGTTGACAAACGTTTTCCACGTGTACATCGTTGCGGAAGCAGCGTGAACACTTGCCCAGAAGTTTGCGGCGAACTTGGAGTTAATCGCAGGGTCAAGCAACGCTTGCACAGTACGCAGAGACATATTGGTTGCGTAAATCTGTGCGTTCGTTGGGGATGCCCCAGCCTTGATGTCCTGCTCGTAGTACTGCGGGTAGTACTTAGAAGCAAGGTTGTCCATAGCGTTCTTTGCCACGGCAATCTGAACGGAGTCAAAGTTGCCACTAGCGGTACGCCAGTTGCCCGTAATGGCCACGCCCGCACGAACAATGTTGCGAACTTGGCTTGACGGGAACAGTTCGTTCTCAAGACCAGACAGACCAGTTTGCGTGTCGTATGTGGCCGCCGAGCCGATGCCAGCGTTAATGGCGTTCTGAATCTTTTCGTTCCAGTATTCGCCACGTGACGTATTGGCAATGCTGTCAACTTCACCCGTAATCCAGTTGGTCATCACCTTTAAGGCGTCAGCAGCCAGCGTGATTACAGGGCCACCAGAGGGGCGAATAATGTTCTCCAAAATGCCCATGCCAGCCGAGGCGCCGGTAGGCACGATTGAGTTGATGTTGGAGAAGTCGGCACCCAGAGAGAAGTCCAGCTTGCCAATGGGGTTAATGTCGTTGTATGAGTTGGAAAGACCAGGCAACCAACTAGGCATTGTGCCACTGGGCATAGTCAAGATAGGCAAGTTGCCACCAGAAGAAATCCTTGACACGGTGTTGGTCAGCAACGTGTAGGTTTTCATCAACTTCCAGAACGCACCTGGATCGTTGCCCAGAACACGCAAAGCACGACGCCACGCTTGGTTCTGGGCAAACCAGAACGGGAACAAGGCGCGAGTGCGGGCTTCAAAGATTTGCTTGTCAAGCGGGTTGTGAACGTACTTGACCATTTCTTCCATAGCCGACTGGTACGCCAGCAACTTCATCTCGTCACGGCTCATTGAGAGTTTGTTGGCTTGGTACAGTTCTTCCATCTTGCGGTCAAACTCAAGCAGGTAGAGCGGGTCACGAACCATTGCGTTTACGATTGGTCCAAGTACTCGACCATGCATCACGTCAGAGGCGCGAATCAGTGCGTCGTACCACTTGCCCTCGCCCTTAGTTGGACCAGAGATGTTCTTTGGTGCAGTGTGGCCATCACGTTCCATCTGCTCAACCTTGGCTTTGTAGTCACGGCTTGAGCCAAGATTGCCGGTGTAGCCTTCCTCAATGAGATCGGGGTGCATCACAACACGCCCGCCCTCACCCGTACCGCTTACTGTGCTGGTGGCGTGGTAGGCGAGGTTGTCAGCCCAGTTCCACTCACGGACATAGTTCTGCCGTTCCTCTGGCGAAAGTTGCAAGAAACGCTGTTGTTCGTCTTTGGGAAGTTGAGCGTAGATTTCTTCAGCGCTCTTGGCAATCTTGCCATCTTCACGAACTGCTTCAAACAGTTCTTTCTTGCCAGGTTCCATTTCGGCAAGGTGCTTTTGGATAGTTGGGAGAATCTCGGCTCGCAGGTCCTCAAGGTCCTTGTTGGTCTTGACAGTGCTGGCACCACGCTTGATAAGACCCTCAAGGCCCAGTTCTTCTTGCTGGGCGGTAGTCAGTCCCTCAGCACCACGCTTGACCAGTACCTCAACTTGGGCACGATGAGCAACGCTCATTTCTGGTCCAACGAACAAGCCGTTCACACCTCGACGCAAAGCTTCGGGGTAATAACTGGCACCGGCAGAGATGTTGCTGTAGTCAGCGCCGTGTGCGCCGTGGCCGAGCATTGGCTTGCCATTGGCGTCGTTGCCGTAGGTAAGGATTTGGTTGTCAATGATTTGAGCGCCGCCGTGGATTTCCATTGGCAGGTGTCCGTCAAAGTCGGCAAAGGCTTCAACGAAGTTCTGAATCATACGCTCGGTGCGGGGCGTGAAGTTGATGAGGTTGGACTCAATGCCGTGGAGTGTTCCACCGGCAAGGTCACGGGCTTCAAGGATGATGCCAACCAAACCACGAACGAACGATCCGGTAATCTTTGCCGGAATAGTCAGTTCAGGGTTCCTAATCATGTCGTGGAACGTGCCACCGAGGATGCGCCCCCGTAGCACTTTGTCATCAAGCAGACTTTCAAGACCCTTAGAGAAGTAGCCACCACCCATCTCGTGCTTCATGTACGAGGTCAGGATTTTGCTCTTAAGTGCGTCACGTGCGCCAACTCGGAACGTGTTCAGCAAGGTTTCCGATGTGGCCACACGCATAGCCCAACCAGCGTTGGTCAGGGCAGCTGGCGACCAGACCTTAGAAATCCACCAGTTAGCGGCTTCGTTAATAACGTGCCAAGGGTTAGTCCTCAAGTTGTTCTTGGCTCGGTGGTCGGCGTAGTCCTTCGCCAACTTCTCGGCTTCTTCCTTGCTCAACTTCTGCTCGGCCTCACGCATTGACTGAACGTGGCTGGCATAGTCCTCGAGGGTGGTGTCCTCAAGGTGCGAGTTTAGGTTAGCCAGCACGTCAGCCAGTGCCTCACGCTCGCCCAACAGTTGTGTGTGCGTAGCCTTGTCCAAGTCGGCAATCGTGCGGAACGGGGTGCCCGCTGGGAGTCGGCTGTCCAACTCAGCAATAGCCTGGCGGTACATCTCTGGCTCGTTTGCCAGTTCACGCTTCGCCTTGAGTGCTTCGTTGCCCAGTTCGGTAAGGATTCGCAACTTCTGGTAGTCATCACGGACAGTCGTGTAGAACTTGACGTAAGCCTCTGACGTGCCAATCTCGTCACGCTTGCTGGAAGCAAGTAGGTCCTTAAGGTCCTGAACCAACAGGTCACGCTCACCGATGTATGCCTTGTGGAGAGCGACAGCGTTCTGGCGTTCGGTTGCCGTGACACCTTCTTCAAGCGTTGCTTTTAATGACTCAACACGAGATTGAACATCGCCCAATGTGGCCTTGCGGGTTTCGGCAATGCGGAGAAGCGATCGTTCGTCAAGGTGGGCAAGTGATCCGTCAACACCCAGTGCGCCGTTGATTTCCTTTGTGGCCTTGAGAACCAAGTCACGGATAGTCAAGGCAGTGCGCTTCGCAGTCGCAGGGTCAATCAAGAAGCGCTGGGCGAGTTGCGTGGAGTCAATGGCACGAGCCTTACCTGATTCGCCGTATGAGCGGTCCATGTCACCGGAGACAGTGCTACCAGTCTCACCGGCTTTGGCGGCACCACTCTGCTCTGGGATTGCCTCACGAATCAACTGCTCAATGGCAGAACCGAGGTGGCTGTACACGGACTCTGGCATACCAGCCAAAACAGTGCGAGCAAGCAAATGGAAGTTGATGTTGTCAATAATCGTGGAACGCTGGGCGGGCGTAGCGTTTACCCAAAGTTCCTGAACGCTGTCGGCAATCTCACCAGGCATACCGCACTCACGGATATTCTTGGCGAGCATGATGCCCGTGTTCTTGTCCATAAGGTCAAGGATGTGGCCCTCAACCGACAGACCACGACCAATCATCCAGCCCTTAGCACCGAGCTGGCGACCCAGCCATTGACCAAACGAAGCACGTAGGCGCACGTTGGCGGCTTCAGTACCGACACCAGCGGCGTACACGTTAGAGCCTTGGTCGGCCACACGGAAGTCCGAGTTGTTCTTAATGCCGTCTGCCATGAGATTTATCAACCGGCTGTCGGCGGCCATCATGTCACTGAAGTACTTCTTGCCTACTGCTTCAAATGCGCCACGAGATACACCACGAGCAAATTCGGTGTCCTTAAACGCAGCCATGCCAACCTTGTACATTGACATCATTGGCATCGTTGGTCGAGCAAGCGTTCCGGCTTCAGCGGCGTCGGCAAAGACCTGTAGAACTTCTTCGTCAGTCTTGGCACGGGCAAGAGCGCCCAAGAACTTCAGACCGCTAGCACCCTTGAACCAGCCTGAGAACTCACGAAGGATTTCGCCAGAGTTGTGAGTGGCGATAAAGCGAACTGCTTGCTGTGCTTGTCCGTACTGGTCATAGACCCGAAACACGTCGCTGGCAGACTTGACAAGCGTGCCGCCAAACAGGTTGCCCAGAACGCCACCCAGACCCTCTGCGGATCGTGCCCGACCGATGAGGCTACCGGCTGCGCCAAATGGGTCAGAGCCAAATGCCTGAGCGTAGATAGTGGTTGCGCCACCGGCCAACTTGGAAAGCGGGTCGTTAGGCTCTGCGCCTAGTGCCTGCATCAAGCCCTGTCCGACAGTCTGAATTGGCTGTCCGTCTGCGTTGACCACAAGGCCGTTGGAAGTTGCGGCCCACATCTTTGCCGTGTCTGGGTTGTTAGAGAACGCAGCGTGAGCCATGGCGTACATCATGTTTAAGCGCAGGTCTGCGCCTGGCTTCATCAACGTGCTACTTACACGGGAGAACGCCTTGAGTGGAGAGGTGATAAGTCGAGCGGCTGACGATGCGGCTCGGAACGTAGGGCCACGCTGAGACAAACGAGCTTCACGGGCTGCGGCGTTGGCCTCTGCCTGTGCTGCGTCCATTTCTTCCTGCAACTTGGCAAACTCTGGTGCCACGCTTGCTGCGGTTTCTCCACCGGCAATAAATGAGTGCGTAGCAATTGACGTGGCGATAATCGGTGCCCACTGAGCAAGAGCGTAGTCAAGACCCTTTTGCTTAGCGGTTGAGATAAACATCGCACCAGCGTGAGCCATCTGCGAGAACGCCTGTGGGCTGACCGGATTGATTGCGTTCAACTCTGTCAGCGACTGTTTGCCAGCACTTGAAAGAGCGCTTCCCAAACCGCCGCTCTGGTAGCCCTGCATAAATGACATTAAGGGGTTTGGCTGGTTTCCCCAGAATTGCGAGCTATTTGGGTTGAACGGACTGACGATGCTCGTAAACAAGGACTTTGCTGACTCGCCAGCGGCGTTAAGGTCGGTCATTGTCCTTTGACCAATCTCGCCAGGGTTGGTCCTGACTGTGTTGATAAAGCGCTCTGGCTCGGTGACAAATGCTTCGGTGGCCATACGGCCCAAGTCTTTGTACGATGACTCAGAGGTGACTGTGGAGTTCGCGAGGTCGGCTACTGATGCGGTGGCGTGGCGAACGTGATCCCAGATGTTTGCGCCATCGTGGAGAGCCGTCTGCCACCAAGCACGAGCGTTTGGGTTGTCAGACTGAACGGCAGTGCGAGCATGGTCAACCAACTGACCATAAGCGGTCATAAAGTGCGAAGCGGCACCGAGGTGTTCACCAGATACGTTTGGAACACCCATAAGCGCTGCCAGCGTTACTGGTGAGTTTGCCAACTGGGGATTGGCGTTGATTGCCCCTTCAGCCTTAGCGCCTGCGTCGTTTCCAGCCATTACAGCCCTAGCAGTGCAGCGGCTTGGAGTGCGGGACCAATGGCAACGCTACCAGGTGCGATGTTGCGAAGTGTGTCGGAGATGGGCGTAGGTGAGGTGTACGAGGTCCCCATGGCTTCGGGGCCAGCACCAGGTCCGAACGGCAGGCCAGCGGTGACAGGCTCGGCGGGGCGGTTGGTTGGCTGGAACAATGGCAACGAGCCAGGCTCAGCAACCATTGGCTTCTGACGCATAGCGCTGGACATTGTTTGTGCGGGCGCAGGTGCGGGCGCAGCCGCTACGGGCGAGGCACCCATAGGCACTGCTCGCTGTGCTTCACGCTGTGCGGTAGCCATGCCGTACTCTTGGTTTGGCACCGTTGAGATTGGTTGGTTGAGATCGGTGCGGTTTGAGTATGCCGTACCTGCTGTACCTTGGCGTGCGCCGCCTCGACCCTTACGTGGCATCTAGTTATACTCCTGCTGGTGCTGGTGCTGGTGCCTGTGCGACGGCGGGTGCCATTTGTGCGCCACCCATACCGCCTGTGTGTAGTGACTGAAGAAGTGTCTGTAGGTCAGGTGCGCCCTGCCCGCCACCCTGAATAGGGTTCTCTGGGCTTACGCCAAGACCAGGCTGCTGGTCGGGCGTAGGTGCCTGCTGCTGTGCCTGCATCTGTGCCTGCTCGTGTTGTTTCTCTTGCTCTTCCTTGTGAATCTGAGCAACGGCATCTTCCAACGTGGTGTGACGCTGTGACTTAGCCTGAGCGATACGGGCGATGATGCTGGGGTCTAGTTGGCCCTGAGCAGCCTGCTGCTCAAGACCCGTAAGCAATGCTTTACGCAGACCTTCAATTTCCACAAGG